TAGCTACATTAACTAGATCATCCATTTCATCATATAACTTATCAAATCCAGGTAATTGATCAATTCTCCAAGATACTGCACCGGTTTCACTGTCAATTTTAGTAATGGTAGATTTTCTTGTTCCATCATCACTATACATGACTTGCCCAACCTCAAATCCTTCTCCTGGTTTGCGCTTTAGTTCTTTTGCTGCTTCTTCAGATGAAGCAGTTTTAGACATTTCACTAAGTTTATATTTGTACGCCATTTGCTACTTGTATTTCTTTTACTAGTTCGTAATATTGTAACAAATCAACTAAATTATCATTATCTACTTTATCAGTTTTATTTAACTCAGTTAATAATTTAGCTACTTCTGTAATTTTAATTTTAGTAGCTTTGTCTTTTATATTTGTAGACATTTCAGTTAATTTATCTTTTAATATATTAACTTTATTATTATAAAATTCTCTTAATGATGGTGTTGAATCTACTGAGTATATAAATTCTTTAAGTATTTCTTTTTGTTCTATACTTAGACCATCGTACTTATCATTAAATTTTTCTAACAATATTTTATATGTTAAAGTTCTCAAATCCTTGTCATAAGTAGAAAATTCATTAATTACTTCATCTTTTGATTTTTTAGAAACTGGTGATTTAGTTAAAAATTCTAGTAATGTAACTTTATTATTATTAATTTGATCTAAATTAGTAACTTCCTTATAGTTATAACTTTCTATTAAAGTATAAATAGAAGCTATTTCTTTATAATTTTTTACTTTAGAACCAAAGAAAGATTCTAAATTATAATGTTTTTTGATTTCGTTAATCAAATTATACTTTTGTTTTCTAAGTACAGATCTATTAAACTTTTTAGACATTTCTAAAGTAGTTGAAATTAGAGAATTAGCTCTGCCTTCATTTAAGACTTTTGATTTAAGAATTGATTCATACAATTTATACTCACGTCCCAATTCTGTTTTTACAAAATATTCTTTAAGTATATCAATTGCAGGAGAATCTCCTCCTTTTAATGTGTCTGCCGTTATCTGTCTTACTAGTAATTCGAATAATATACCAGTATTTTTAAATTTTGAGTGTTTTATTTTCATCAAAAAATATATTTATTTATAAATATTAGGACTTTAGTTGAGATTCATCAAGTAATGATGATGTGTTTTTATCTTCTTCAAAAATTAACTTCTTTTTGTTAAGAGATTTAAAGATATCTTTATTCTTTAAATAAGTTACTTGAGCACTCTCACTTTCTCCTAAACTTGGTCTACCATCACCATCGTTCTTATCAGTATCTTTCATACGTTTTACACCTAATGGGTCTTTCCCAAAGTTGTTTTCTTGTTTACCTCTAGTAGTCATTGAATCAATTGGTCTTCCTAATTTAGGATCATCTTTAGCATAGCCAGCTGGTACATTAGCTGGATCTGATACTGTTCTTCCCATACCATATAATGAAGCTAAATCATGAGGTGTACCATAAGATTTACCTGTTGCTACTGGGTCATTACCTTCTGCTTTTATTTGATCTAATCTAAATTGACGTTTAGCATCTTCTCTAGCTAAATCTCTATATTCATCATATTGATCTTCACTAAAGTGGAATACATTATGATAAATCCAATCTGAAGGTACTAGCCCTTGTTCTAATAATGAACCTGCCAATTCTGTTTTAGCTTTAAGTAATTCAATTTTTTCTTGGTCATATATAATTGATGGAGTAGTCATTGATAATTCAAAATTAGTCAATGTTTCATCTGTATAACCTTGAGTATATAAATGTACTAATGCAATTTTATTAAATTCAGATAAAATTATTCTTTGAATTCTATCAATAGTACGAGCAAATCTGATGTCTTCGGCAGCTAATGTAGCTTTACCTTCTGTGTTTTCATCATATCCTAAGAATGCTTTTGGTATTTTTAGAGCTGCAAATAATTTATCTCTTAAATATTCTACATCTTGAATACCATCATAAGATAAACCTGGTGTAGTATCAATTTTAGTTGCGTTATCATTACCTCTAACTGGTATGTAAAAGTCTTCCAACATATTTTGCATATTATATTTCAAGTTATACTCACCTGTTTTTTCATCTATCATAGGAGTACGTTTCATACTTGAAATAGTTTTTTGCATAAATGCTTCTACTTCATTTGGAGGAATAGCTCCAACATTTACATAAAATATTCTTTTTTCTGGTGCACGAGCAATTCTATGAATTAACATCGCGTCTTCCATTAATGTATATTGTTTAAATAATTTTCTTGCTGGTTCAATGTATGCTCTACCATAAGGAAGATAATTAACATCAGCTACAAATCTAAAGTGAGCCATTTCATAATTATCAAATACAATACCACCTCTATCATCATTTACATTTTGATTAGGTACATTATAGTAACCATAAGAACCACCCGCAAATCCATCTGGGTTCCATCTAAATTTTACTTCTGCTGGATTTTCTGGGTTTTGACCTTCCATTCTTTCAATATGATAAGCAGTATAAGGTATTACATTATAAACACCAAATTTTTCTGATATTTCCATTTTTAAGAAAAAGTCACCATATTTACACATTTGTCTAATCCACATCCAGGCATTAAACTCAATGTTTAAAACATCATAAAATAAATTATATAGAATTTTTTGTATATCTTCATTTGAACTTCTAATTTGAAGTACTTCACCCATATCATTTTTAAGAGTTGATTCATCGGCTAGGATATCAAGCGCTGAAGCGATAATAGCATCTTGATCCATTATATCATACTCTGAATATAGTTGAGGTCTTAGATAATTATAATTTAAATTAAATTGTGCTCCATATAAAGAGGAAGGAGCAGTAGAATATACTCTATTAAATCTATCAACTAAGGCATTTGTTTCATATTCTCCACTTGCTTGAATATGACCTGAGTCTATTGTTTTTATTTGGTTTCCACCTACGTTTCTTATTACAACATCTGTTGAAAATAATCTTTGTAGTCTTGAAAATACGCTTCTATTTGCCATTTCTATATATTATTATTGTTATAAATATTGCTATAATAACCAATCAATGTTTTCTTTACCATCCTTGGTTTTTATTTCATAAGGATTTTTCATGCCTGGGTTGTTACCATAACTACCTTGATATGCTGATCTATTAACCTGCATATTATTTAATGATTGTCTTGTTAAATCTATACCTCTTTGTTTAAATTTCAAAGCTGTATCCCTAATATACATAGCAATACTAAAAGCCATAACTAAATCATCATTATAACCTGATTGAGCTTCTGGTCTTCCATTACGCCATATAAATGTTTTCATTTCTTCTATCAATCTTTTTGATTGTATTGTTACTCCTTTATCACTAATATATTCCTGAAATTTACCAATTACCATAGGTCTTGTTCTTGATGACATAGTAAATCCAGGAACCATTTTTGAATGATCTTGATATTTATCAAAATACGAATTAACATTTGCTTCTCCACTCTTTTGTGAATAGTAGAGGTTTTGATATGCTCTATCAATTACTACTTGTATAGTAGCCCAACCAATATTAGCATTTTCAATTACTAACATTGCTTCATTATATTCTGTAGCTAATCCAACTAATAAGTGACCATATTCTTTAGTACCTATTTGTCCTTTATATTCAGCAACTTGTACATTTGTTTCTGTATCTATTACATGACATGCAGAATAATCTTTACCATCACCTCTAGATACATCAGCTACTACCATATAACTTCTTGAATAATCAGCTTGTTCCCAAACCCATAAATTTTGGTCATTACCTCTTCTTTCTAAAGGATCTTTAACAAACGATTTTTCATAATATTCAATGTATTCAGGATAAAAAACAATATCACCTGAAGTACTAAAATCGCAATCACATTCTTGTGCCGCCATTCTAGGATCACCTAGTAATTCATCTTGTCTTTTTCTCCATGCTTCATCTCTATCTGGGTGAACATACCAAGGTAATTTTATAGGTAAAAAATCGTTTTCAGCCGCTTCTGCTCTACTCCAAGTTTGATGAAACCAATTACCTGTACCATAAGGAGTACTTAATGCTATACAACCACCTCCAGTTGCTAATGTTTGTTGAGCTGAAGCCCAAATCTCACCAATATTTTCAATAAAAGCTGCCTCATCAATTAATAGCAAAGATACTGCTTCGGATCTACCAGCATCACTACTTGCTGATGTTGCTTTAATTTGAGATCCATTATCTAATCGTAATGTTAATTTGTTATTTTCTTGGGCATCAATTTTAAGCCATGAAGGTAAATTCTCATACATAAATTTTACCTTTGTAACCATGTTTTTAGCTGTTTCTTGCTTTGTCGCTATACACAAAACGTTTTTATCTTTATGGAATGTCATTAACCATAATGAATAACCTGCACCTAATGTTGAAATTCCTAACTGTCTTGATTTTAAGACAATTGAATATGGATTATCTCTCCATAGTGTTAATACTTTATCTTGGAATGGGTATAAGTTGAATTGTATACGTCCCCTTTGTGGGTGCTGTATATAACAATATTTACGCATAAAATGTACTGGGTCTTTAGCACATTTTAAGTATTCACTTCTTATTACTTTCTTTAAGTCTCCAGCCATATTATTTAGCTAATAACAGTACTAATCCCCCAACTACTAATGCACCTGAACCTAATTGGAACAATTTGGTTTTAGCTTTTTGTTTTTTTAAATCAGTTTGTAGTTTTAAAGATAGCTCTTGTGATAAAGCTAATTGGTCTGATTTTGTTAATAAAATACTTTCAAAATTCATAACGCTTTTATTTAGATTAGTAATAATACTATCTTTTAAAACAATTTTATTTTCTAATAAATTTAGTTTATTATTTAATAAACTTAATTCTTCTTGTGCTCCGTCTCCTATTACTAAATCTTTAATTACGAGCTTCGCTATTGGCACTTTCAATCGAATCGATCTTTCTGTATCGGTCTGTGAAAAACTTGAGAAGCTCATCATCGTTAAAATTATCAATGGAATTAACTTTTTCATTTACTTTGTATTTTAAAGTGACAATCTTTTTATCTTGTGATTCAATTTCTGAATCTAATTTTACAATTTCTTGATTTAAAGTATCTATTTTAAATACTAAATCATCATTTATATGATGTAGAGAATCAACTTTTGCTTCTAACCTTTCAATTTTAAGGCTATAATCTTCTACATACTGTTCATCTCCTAAAAATACAAAATAAATTAGTGTACTTAACAGGATAAAAATTACACTATATGTAATTACTCTTTCTTTAGACGACATCTTTTTCTAATTTTGCAACTAAAGATTCTAATTCTTTCTTTTGAGGAGTTTTAACTCTTAAAATATCTTTAATCTTTTCTTTTTCAGCTTCATCAGCAGCACTATATTTTCTAGCTAATGATTTCATTTCAGTTTCAATATTTTTAAGAGCTTTAACAGCTAAATCTAATTTTTTAAATTTACCTCTAGCACTTTTAGCTGCTTTGATAGCATCTTTATCGTCAATATCTTCGTCTTCACCTACAACTCTAATAATATCATCGTCATCAGCTGATGCTTTTACTTTAGCAATATTAGCCGCATCAGTTTCAATTGTAGCTTCAGATAAAGTTTCAATAATGTTTTCTTTAATAAACTCTTTTAATTCAGATTTTTTCATTACAATAAAGGTTTTATTATAAATATGTTAAAGGTTAGTAAACTTTAAAATTTGCTCAACTCGCTCCTCTGTACTACCTTTAATAGTTTCTATATTATTCATCATATAAGCATATTTTCTTATAAAACTTGTTATAGTAAAATCTATAACATCTCTATAATGTTCATCAGTTTCTCTTACACCATTATCTTCAATAGGAAGACCTTCAGGAGAAATATAAAAAATATAATCATATTCTCTGATGAATTCTTTAGCATAATCAACGAATTTATCTTTATCTTGATAAGGTATAGATTTAGCATTTTGAGTAAATGCCATAACATCAATAATAGTTCTGTCAGTTATGATATTATCTTGCATTAATTCAGCACATCTTTCAGCTAAAAATACAGTTTGACCTTTTAATGTAGAATCAGTATTCAATGGAATACCTAAATCGTTTAAATATTTACTACGTTCTGTAGCAAAATTGTATTTCTTAAATTGTTTTGTTTCTTTTAAAGCATTAACTAATGTAGTTTTACCTACACTCATTGTACCACATAAACCTATTTTCATATTATTTATTTAATAACCAACTACTTGATTGTATTTTATCACCTAATCCATCTATCAATGTAATGCCTAATTCATTACAAATCACGCTTTCTGGGATACTTTCATTATTTTGATCTCCTCCATTAGCAAAGAATAAATCATATTCATCATTAAATTGATAGTGTATTGATTTTAATGATTCCACAACTGTCCTATCTTCATCTAAAGACAATATACATCTATCTACTACTGTTAGTTCAGTAATTATTAAACATCTTTCGTCTTCATTTTGGAATTCTTTAGAACCTTTTAATTCCCTTTGTTTATCATTATTAACTAAAACCCAAAGTTCTCCTCCTAATGATTTAGCATTATGAAAGTATTCTATATGTCCTTTATGCAAAGGATTAAAATAACCACTTACTATAACTGCTTTTTTCTTCATTAATTTCTATGATTTTGTCCTTTAGGTGCTGGTTGTTTATACCAAGGTAATCCAGTTTGATTTCGAATTGCTTCTTTATGTTCTTCTTTACTATATTGAATACCATAGAGATAATATTCTGCTTTCTTTTCATTACCCTCTGGTATTAGAGCTGGTCCCTCCCAATTGTGTAATTTATTATCCCAAATATAAGCTATTGTACCATCAGCTTTTTTTAATCTTTGGCTCCTAGGCCATTCTTTAAATTTATTTTCCATATCCATAATATACGTAATTTTTATTAATTTTCCAAAATGCTTTCAGCTACTAATGTACCATGAGCTCCCGATACCGAAATACCTCTTGCAGAAAGGGCATCTCCTACAAAGTGAACATTTGGGTATTTGGTTAATGAAAGGTCATTATAATTAACCAGCGGTTCAGGAGCTAGATATTTTACCTCAGGTACATAGATTCCCCAATCGTCTTTCAACGTAGGAAATACTAATTTCATATCATTGATAAAATCATCAATATATTTAAAATATCCTTGGAATGCATCTCTAACTACATCTAAATTATCTATTTTAGTAGCTGATACATCTATTCCTTCTGATGTTGTTGAAGGTTCTCTAGTAGGACTATAAAATAAACCTGTACTATTTTCTTGTACTTTACCTACTAATTCTCTTGCCCATTTAAATGGCTTTTCTATACCTCTAACTTCCATCAAAATACCAAAATTCGTCATATCATTCCTATAACTTTCATCTTTTTTGGCGTGCCCATTATAGGAATGATCTCCATATGTTTCTTCTACTGCTACATATGCAGCATTATTATTTGTACAAAATGATCTTAAACTAACATTGTCTAATTTTCTATATAATTTAAAATCATAAGCAATATCAATTAATTTTTGAAAGTGCTTTTGTGGTGCTTCAAATCTAACACCTACTTGAGCTGGTTTTTCTTCTGTTGGCAAATCGTATTTTTGCATTATTTCAGAAGTAAAATCAATACCTGATTTACCTACACCAAAAATAAGTGTATCATATACTTCATATGAATCTCCTTCTTCATCTAAAAATACAACTTGACCCTCAAAATCAATATCTGTAACCTTAGTTTCCCAATAAAATTGAACACCTTTAGATACTAAATAGTCATACCAACTTTTACCAATTTCATGTAAATAATCAGTACCAATGTGCCATACTGGGAATAATCTTAAACCAAAGTATGGTTTAATAAAATCTGGTTCTTTATCTGGAGATGATAATACTATTTGCTCTGGGTGTGGGTGAAATCTTTCAAAATTATCTACTACTTGCTTCATTAACTCCATTGCCTTTTCATCACCTACATATTTAGATAATTGTCCACCAATTTGAGTAGAATAAGTTAATTTACCATCAGACCAACCTCCTGCTCCTAGATATCCAGTCATTACCTCTTCATAAGGTCTTTTGTATGGATCTTTACCCATATCAATAATAGTGATTTGACCATCAAAGTCATTATCAACTAATTTTGTAGCTGCGTTTACACCTGCTACTCCTGCTCCAATAATTACTACGTTTTTGCCCATTCTAGAATTTAATTTATGTTTCAATATACGAAAAAAAAATGTGACCTCCAAATGGAGGCCACAGATCTCTTAATTTAATTTATAATAATCGTCTGGCTATGAATCAGACTGTAAAATTTATTTTTAGCTAGCTCTTAATGCTGAAATAGTTGTTGCTGATGCTAATGAAATATCAAATGATGCTGCTGAATTAGCTGCTACTACTGCATTACCTACTACTGTTACTCCTGAACCACCTACTAATGTGATTGCATGAGTTGCAGCTGCTGCATTAATTATATGTAATTTATACATTTCATATACTTGGTGACTTGCTGTTCCGCTAGATCCACCAAATAATCCGTCAATAATTACTGCTGCTGTAGAAGTTGTGAAATTTCTAGCTGCTGATGGTGTACACACAATAATTTGTTTTTTAATTATTGTTGGTGTAACTGTTAAAGCATCATCTGCAGCTGCTTCGTGAGCTGGTTGATAGTTGATAGGTGTATCTACGTTTTGAAAACTATACACTATATCGTTTGCTTTTAATACTTGGCTATTCCAAATATATCTTTCTCCACCACTGAATGTTTTTTCAATACCGTAGTATAATTCGTTTGGTGTTAATGTTGTTCCTCTTGTTCCCGCCATGGCTTTATTTTTTTATTTTAAATTAAATTATATTCTTATTAATGATCCAGCTTCTACACCTGAACCTACTGCAGATATGTAAACTCTAAATCTTGCTGTTGTGTTTGCAGCAATTGTCATTAATCCTACTTCTGTAAGACCACCTGCGTTTCCAGTTACTGTAATTACATTACCTGATAAGTTGGTATATGAAAATTCAAAATAATCACCAACAATCATTCCTAATCCAGCGATTAATTGTGCTGCTGTAGGCATTGCTACACTAATTGGTCCTGTAGGTGTTTGACCTAAGTGTGCATGATATTGAGAGTTTAAAGATTCAGTACTGTCAAATAAATTTGCAACTGTAATTGCAGTTGCTCCAGCAGCTAATCCTTCTTGATTACCACCAAATGTAGATGGTTCTTTTCTATTAACCCAAGACCAGATAAATCTATCTGCTTGCATTACTCTGTTATCCCAGTAATAGTGACTAGCTCTAATTACTTGCTGTTCTAACATTTCATTTGTTCCTAATACGTTTGCGTATGCCATAATTTTTAAATTTTTTTAGTTTTACAATATAAACATATGAACAGTAGTTGCACTAGCTCTTCTTAATCTTACTCTTACACTTCTGCTAACTGGAATTACTAAATTACCATATGCCGTTACACCTGATCCTGCTGCTAAAGTTAATACATTAGATCCACTTCCGTTATTAATAACAGTATCAAATGAATCATTATCTTCAGTAAATCCTAAGTTTGAAATTAGGTTTGCTGCTGTATCAGTTGTTAAAGTGTTTGTGTTTGTGTTTGCACAAGTTCCATATTCAGCTAACCAAAGTGCAGCACCAATTACACCATCTGCGTCTGTGATAGTTACTGGGGCCATTCGTTGTTTAGGTAAATATTTAGCTACGTAGCTGTAAAGGAAATCTTTTGAATCAAGAGTTCTTGAATTCCAATATTCATGTCCTGGTCTTTTTACTAGAAAGTCTAACCAAGAATTTGCTGATTTAATTGCCATAATGTTTGCTGTCTTTTTTTAATTATTAAAAAGCTGGTATTTCACCAACTATAACATTTTTGTTGATTATACATATATGTAAAAACTTAAAAGGTGCCGTTTATTTACAACATCTTTCATTACACCAACCTAGACATACTTTGTTGAATGTAATTTTACAAATTGCTATACAAATTTTTTCTTTCAATTTATTTTTTTATTTTAATCAAATGTTACGTTAGCACTCCATTTAATGTCTCCATTGGGGAGTAATTCTAATTTAATATCAGGATTACCTTCTAATACATCCTTACCACCTACTGAATTTAAGTGGTTAGCTAAATCCATAAATACAGATCCTTCACCTCTTGAAGTAGCAGCATATTCTGCTTTTGTCCAAATATCAGATTGAAATCCTTCTTTTTCTACTACAGAATCGTTAAACATTGCCTCTACATAATCAGCAATTTCTGAATCTGGGTCTATTCCTTCTTTAAATAGCTTACCTTCAGCTAAATATTTTCTTAAATCAAAGTTATCCATTTATTTTAATTTTTAAATCGGTTGTACCTTTTAATATTCGGTGAATTTCACCTTTGGTTATAAATATTGTCTCTCCTTTCTTCATCGCTCTTGGTAGCATATTATCTCTTTGAATACACCATCCTTCACCTTCAAGGATTTCTATTTTTCTGTCTTCATCATCTTGATGCCAAACCAATTCCATTGGATCAACATCTTTAGAGAATGTTCTTATATTATCATCGTCATTATACGGCTTCATTATCCTGGGATATTTGTTGCTATATCTCTTATTAATGTGTTTAAGTCTTTACCTTTTAAAGCTGCCTTTAATGTTTGTAAAGCTCCCTTATTAAGATCACCTTTTAATAAAGCTTGTATTGCTCCACCTCCTGCTAAAACTCCTAAAGTTAGTATCACTGCAGCATATAAAGCGTCAGTTGTTACATCTAAGGCTTTTTCATTTTTAATAAATAACCCCATTACTCTTTTAATAGGACTTTTAAAATCTTTTTCTAATCTATGAGTAAAACTTTCTATTTTTTTAGCAGCTTCTTCTCCTTTACCAAAATCATATTTTTTAAATATTTTTCCTACCCATTTAGATAATATATTAGTTAAAGTAGTACCTGCTAATACAGTTGCTAATATAGATACAGGATCAATTGCCTCATTTACCTTATCTTCTTTACTTAGGATATCTTCTATTTCATCAGCTAATTCCTTACCTAATGAACCCATTTCATTTTCATATAAATGGCCCTCAGCTAAATATTTTCTTAAATCAAAATTATCCATTACCAAAAAGTATTCATGTTAGCACCTAATCCTAATTGACTAGCATATCTTGGTAGTCTACAAGACCAGTAAGATGGTTTTGTTCTATCATTTTTTTCTTTACATCTATGTCTTTTAGCAAATGCATTTCTTGCTTTAGAATTTCTAATTTTTGCTCTTAATCCACCTGAACCAAATGATACTTTTTTAATTCTTTTAGTTTTAGGATCTCTTACATAAACATAATATGCTTTAGAACCACCTCTTTTAGGTTTACCTAGTGGTGGATCCTTTTTTTCTTTTTTCTTTTTCTTTTTAGCTTCAGTAAGTACACTTATTACTGCTTCTCTAATTCTATCTTCACCTTCATCAATACCCTCGTCATAATCACGAAGTTGTTTATTGATTTTATATAAACGATCTTCTAATTTATTTAATTGGTTACCATAATAATCAGCTATCTCTCCTCCTTCTGGTTCAGCTTCTTGCTCCATATCTCTGTATAATTGAGCAATTTCATCTTCAATTTCACCTTTCATACCTCTTAAGGTTAAAGCTTCATCATAATCAATCATTTCTTCTAATGGTAATAAAATATAATCACCATCTCTATGTTGTTTAACAGTAGTCATTTTTTTAAGAAGATCTTTAACTTGGTATTTATTAAATCCTAGTTTAACTAATTCTTTAACTAATGGTTCTAAACCAGCTGCACCACCTTCTTTAGATAATGTTTGTTTAATAACCTCTATACCTTTAACAAAGTTTTGATCTGATACTTCGTCTAAACTACCAATTCCTGATGTTGGGCCTCTTCTAGCATAAAAAGATTGTTGAGCAGCTGCTTCTCTACTTAAGCCACCCATTACGTGATCAACTATATCTTTTAAACCTTCAATTGAAATAGGAGTTGGTGAATAATTACCATCTACCATATAAGCATCCATTCCTGCTCTAGCTAATCTGCTTGTTTCTTTCATTCCAGCTTTTATAGCTTCTTTTTGATCAATTTGATAACCACCTAATTGTCTAATTTGGAATTGATCTTTATCTTTATCGTAATCAAATATTACATATTGATCTTTTCCAGATGGTTCTCTTTTAACAATGTAACTATCATCACTATGGAAGTGATCATCTACTATATATTCTTTGTTAAAGTAATCAAATAATCGACCACCATCCATTGCTTCGTTTAATTGAATCATTGGTAGATCTAATGGAACGATTTCATTTTCATATAAATCAAACTCACCTAAATTTGTTTCCATTAATGCTTCATCTTCTTCACATAAATCAAGAACACCTCTAGAATATAATTTTCTAGCTTCTTTAATCATAGATAAATGAGCATCAGAACCAATTCTGAAAACGTTTTCCATTAATGATATGTTATTATCAATATGGTAAGATAAATTTTCAGATATAAGTTTTTTAACTTTACCTTCAGTTAAGAGTGGTCCCCTTACTGTTTCACATTTATTACATCCACATTGACACATATCTTATTTTATTATAAATATTACTTAGATTTTGTTATTCTTAAAGACATTGGTAAAATTTTACCTTGAGTGTTTCTACCTACAACATCATACTGGGAAGGTCCAAATAGTGGACTATCAGCTTGTAGTTTAACACTAACATTTTTAGTGTTTTTACCTGGGTATTTTATTTCTGCCTTTGTTATTTGTCCTACAGCATCTAAAGCATCTTGAGCTGTAAGTATAGGGACAACTTTTACATCATCTCCTTTAATTTCTTTTACATAATAATAACCATATCCAACAGATGATGCTAAAAATGCTTCAAATTTATCATCATTAATATTAACTTCAGACCAATCATCTACATCTCCTGTTTGGTTAATATAATTATCTATACCTTGTGCTGTTCTTTCTCTATCAATATTAAATATATTAAATAAAACATCAATAGCAGGAGCAACACTATCTTTACTAGAATCATAAACTACTTTTCCATCTTCATAAACAAAGAATGGTATATTCTTTCCACTATAAATTCCTGATCCTGCTTTATTTTTTAATGATATATAGTAATCTTTTCCTTTATAGTTAATAGTTAAATCTGATATTGTTTTTCCTATGTCTTTAGGGCCTTCAAAATTTAAACTACGTTTTGTATCAGTAGCACCAGCAAATGAAATATCATCTGCAGATAATTCTGAATTGTCTATTCCTAAACTGTTATATAAAGTTTGTAATCTTATTGGTAATGCATCATTAGGTTCCCCTGCAAGTGATTTTGCTTGACCTACAAAATCTTGTTCATATTTTTCTCCCTCATTTCCTCCACCTGCTAAATACATAGCTACATCACCATCTTCTGTTTTAAATTTATATAAATTAAATTTACCACTTTTATTATCACCAATTCTAGGACCTACTACTTCAATATCATCTACAACATGAACTTTTTTAATAATATCAATAAATTCTTCACTTGATATTTTTTGTTTATTACCTATTCTAACAGAATTAGCCATTTTAGCTAAACCTGCTTTTTTACCTTCTTCTGAGTCTAATATTTTTTCAATTGCTTTTTTAGTATTTGATGTAACAGATGCTTCTTTTAAACTGAATTTTTCTTCAGTTAATTCACTAATATAAGATTCTAGTAAAGCTACATCATTAGGATTATCCATATCCGGATACCCTTTATCGAATTTGTAAGAAAATTTAGTAAAAAATTTATCGAATGTATTCATTATGCTTCTACGTCTACATCAACATCTACTTCGTCTTCGACTTCAGGTGCTGAATCAGTTTCACTTCCTTCTACTTCTGCCCCACTTTCTGGACCATATTGTAATATACGAGCTATAGCTAATGCAGCATATTCTTCTTCGTCAAGATTTAATAAATAGTATTTCTTACCTTCTACTTGTGCTATCCAACTTCTTGGAGTAAATTGAAGTAAGAAATTTTGTCCGTTTAGTAAGTTAATTCTAAATGTTGATGGACGGGGAGCAACCCAATCAATTCCTTCTAAAAATGAATCAAATTCATGGGTTAATAATGCAACTATTATATCTTTTAATTCAGGGAATTTTGTTAGCTCATCATAAGCTTCGGCAGCATCATCTGCTTTAGATTTTTCCCCAACTACTTGGAGTGCTAATGCTCTGATTTTCTCTCTTAATTCTGCTGCTGTCATTAGTCATTTTGTTTTGCAAGATAAGCTGCTACAGCCATCTCTTTTTTCTTTTTATCTGATTTACCTTTGAATTGTTTTGCGTCTGATTTTTGGAAATCATCTACAAAATCTCCTACTTTATGTTTTTTAGTTAATTTTTCAGCTACACTTTTTGTAAAATCCATGTAATTAACTAACCCAGAAGGTAATTTCATTTTTTTCTTTTTACCTTCTTCCATTGGATAATCTTCATCATCTAAATCATCATAATCACCACCTTCTAATCTATCTACTTCACTACCTAATGTAGTATCATATCTATTATTTGAATAAGCTAAATTAAATACCCCGTATCCTTCCATTCTAGACATTTCATTAGGGAAGTTTTGTCTTACTATTTGTCTAGCTTCATCACCTAATTCTTCTATCTGGTCAACTATATTTCTTAATTCATAAACAGCATTATCTTGGTCAGCATTTTCTTCTAAGGTATATGATTGTGTTTCGTCAACAACAGCTTTAATAAATCCTTTTTTGTATTGTTTAAAATCAGATTCATTATTAATACCAACTACATCTTGATTGAAGTGCATAGCAACTGCTTGTTCTCCATCATTATATCCTACTTCATCTAAACTAATGTTTTCTTCTTCAATTTTATCTTTAGATAAATCTTTTGTTTTGTCTTGTAGTATATTTGATTTAATTAAAAATTTAAGTACTCTTGCTTCTGCGGGTTGTAAAAAATCACCTTCACCTACTTTTAATAATCTTTTTAAAATGTCTAAATCTTCCTGGCCTAAACCATGACCTTCACCTACAACATACTCATTAGGATCACCTTCAAGATCTGCTCCTGATGGATCATTATCTTCTTTAATAAATTTAGCTTTAGCAGCTTTAAAGTCGCCTTTATATAATTGTTTTACAATTTTACGTCCTAATTCTTCTAATTGGTCTGCATTTAAAGAGTGTTTTTTACCAAATCCAGCTAAATAACCTGCTCCTATAAGACCATAGTCAGCAGGATCAATTACATCTTCAACAGATGTAACAGCTGCTTCTTTTGTAAGAGATTGTACAATAAGTTCTTTGATTTTTTCTTTGTTCATGCTTTCAACTTTAGATTTAGCTTTTTTAGTTGCTATACCATACATTACTTTCTCCGCATCCTTGCCGTACTTTTTAACTAGATTTTGTTTATTATCTAATAAACCCCGAAGGACAACTTCTCGTGATTCTAGTTCTCTTTCCGTAAGTTTGCGTTCTGTAAGCATTTATTAATCAGAATTTCTTCCAACTACATATTCTCTAGTGAAAAATGTAATTGTATTTCCAATTTGATCTGCTAATTTGTCGTTTCCTAAAGCATCTGCTGCATCCATTGCTGCTTTTAAAGAATCTTGAACGATTTCTTCTTCTGGTGATAAACCAACTTCAACTTTTGCTTTAACAGCTGGTCTTTCAATTTCGATATCATCACCTTCAGCGTCAACTTTTACTTCATCTTCAACATCTACATCAACATCTACTTCTTCTTTATCTTCGATATCAACGTCTACATCTTCTTCTGCTTCAGTATATAATGAATCATGGTATTGTGCACCTGCATCTTCAGCTTCAAATCCACCTTCAGCTAATGTTAATTCAGCTAAAATTGTTTCTCTGATTTTTGCTTTAAGTTCAGATACTTTCATTTTGCTAATTGCATCTTCCATGTCTTTTTTAGCATCTTCCATACCATCTTTGTATCCTTCTTGTTCTGCATCAGTTCTAGCATCTTCTTTCATTGCATCTTTATCATCTTCATCATACATTGGCTTCTTACCATATTCGTTAACTTCTAATTCTTCTTTGTTAACTTTATTTTTTCCAGGTCCGTCAGCTTTACCTTTAGCTTCAGCATCTCTTTTACCAAATTTACCGTAAGAATCATCTCTACGGTCTTTGAAAGATTGTTTTTTATCTTTTTCAGCACCTTTACGAGCACCTAGAGACTCATCTTCTCTATCATCGTATCCTTGCTTATATTTCTTTTCAGAAACTTCTTCAGATTCGTTAACATCTTTCTTGAAATCTTTTTTAAGCTTAGCTAATTTCTTTTCATTATCAGCTATGTCTTTTTCGAGGTTTTTGATATGGTCTCTATCATCTCTAATAGCTCCTTCCATACGTTTTTGCTCTTCTTTATTACCTTTTTTCGAGTCTTCTTTTTTCTCGTTAATCTGGTCGAAATTGTGAATCATCCCAGATGAAAGGTATTTTTTGTAGTCAAAGTTGTCCATTATGTATATTTTTATTTATAAATATTAGTTCCTTCTGTTAGAATTACCCCCTCTTGAACTACTGTTGCCCCTACTAATAGTACCTGAAGGTCTTACAGTAGAGTTGCTAGTGTTCGTTGATGGTCTAGTATAAATATTACTAGAATTATTATTGTTACTAGAATTATTATTATTGGGTCTCCAAGATCCTCTAATATTATTGTTATTGTTGTTATTGTTAATCACTGGTTTACCATTGTTAGGTATGTTATTTGGATTATTATAAACTCTAGGTTTAACATTATACTTTTCTCTTAATTCATTTACAATATTATCAATATTATTATTGTTATTTCTTGGTTTATTATTTCTTCTTACTATTATATTTTCAATGTTGTTATTATCTCTTGGTATAATAGAATTTGTTCTGCTGCCTCTAGGTCCATTAATATATGCTACATTTCCTCTTCTACTTGAATTCCAAACTACATTATAACCTGGATTGTGCCAAGGACCTTGATACCAATTATTCCATGGATCATAAGGTCTATTCCAACTATTCCATCCCCAAGGTCTATACCAACTATTCATACCCCAATAACTGTGGTAAGGATAATTAAATGCCCAATCAGACCAAAACCAATTACTGTAAAAATATACGTCAAATCTATTATATGGACGCCAAAAATTTTCTAATCGTGGGTTATTCCAATACCAAGAATATGGTTGTTGCATTGCATATTGAGCGAAATCCCATCTAAATCTAAAATTATTTCTTAATTTAGATCTTAATTGAAAATAAGAATTAATAGTATCAATTTTTACATCTGAAGGTACTGTTAATACTACATCTTCAGGTCCATAAATTGGATCATGATTTATAGTAGATAACCTATAAGTAGAGCAGGATGATAGTAGTAGAAATAGTACTAATACTACTATCGCTCCTAATAATCTACCTATTTTTTCTGGTCCCCTATTCATTAGTTTTCTTTAGACCAGGGTTTTGTAGTAATTGTTACTGTATTTGTAGTGTTTGTTTGAACACCTGAAGGTAACAACCATTTAGTTTCGTATATCCAATTTGTACCTTGATAGTGTACATTAGCTGTTGGATATCCTTTATTACATACATTATCACAATATACACGTGCTATATGTCCATCATATCCATATTGCATACCAAAAGTACCATTCCCTGGATTTGGTTGTTTTACACTTTTTGGTGGCATAGGATAAAGATTAATATGATCTGATTGAACTTCATTAGAAGATAATTTAACTGTATCTCCTGCTTTTACTACACCTTTATCTGATCCAGTCATAGCCCATGTTTGTTCCCATCTTATGTCTTGATCTGTGTTGTTAATTACTGTTAAAGTAAATTTAGCAGGTGATGTTTCTACTTTTTCTACTTTACCTTTTTTATCCCCACATGATATAACAAATAAAGATAATAATAATACTAAGATTGATTTTTTCATTTTTAAATTAATTTTGGTTATTTACTAAATTCAGCTTTCTTTGTGTTTTTCACAAATTGCTTTCCTTTTTTACTACCACGTACTTTTTTAGCAACTGTAGCTTTACGTTGTGCTTTAGTAAGTGATTGTGCTTTCTTTCTTGGTAGACATCTTGTAGTGGCTTTTCCTTTTTTCATAGTACCACACTTACCAGATATATTACCTGATGTATTAATTCTTACCCAATCTTCTTTTTTGAACCAATCGCGTAAGGATTCTTTTATTCTTTCTTCTGGTGTAAGGGAATCTACTTGGGGTTTATCGTTTACCACTCCTAAGTTAGTGTTAAATTTATTTATAATACCTCTTCTAGGTACTCTACCTATTTCGTTAGTTTTTTTTTTCTTACCACTCATTTGGCCTTTACATACTTTAACAGCACGACCAGATAAGTAGGCAGATGATTTCTCACCAGCAGCCATTCTTCGCTTTCGGTAAGCTTCACCTTTTTTACAAAGTTTTTCTTTAACTAATTCTTTTATTCTGTCCATTAGCTTACATCCATGGCATCGTCATGGTCTAATTTAATTCCTATGTTATCGAATACTTGTTCTAAATCATTATAGTAATCTGGGTTATAATTTCTACCTCCAAAATCACTGTTTACTTGAATACCAAGCTTTTTAGCTACATAACGAATATCATCGCTATCAAATCTTCTTGCTCCTCTAAAGTCATCTTCATCTTTTACTGTCAATTCATCTCCGTTTTCATCATATACTTTAATTTTGTATAAACGACCATAATTGGTATACCAGAAATCAATTTCTTTAATCAACGGAATTATTCCATCAATATACGCTTCAATATCCTTTCGGATATCTTCCTGTAATTGCTTTAGTTTCCAAGCGTGATGATCAAAATTATCTTTCATTACTTTAATTTATTATAAATATGTAGAACTATTTTTTAAGTGACTCTAGGTACTCAACTGTTTCTTTTACATATTCATCAACTTTTTCAACATTTAATTTACCATGCCAAGTTTCTACATCACCTTGTTCAGTAACATGGCCAGTATTTGATTCAGCTAATTTGTCTTTTACAAAATCTTTAAAGTCTTTTATTCGCTGGTCTATTACTTTGTTATTAATTTCATTGAAATGTTCCTCGTATCTGCCTTCCTTTTTTAACTTATCTTCAAATTTGGCATAACAACTCAAACAAAAATTGTAAGAATGATAGTAGGGTTTATCAACTCTTCTATCCATTGTTTTTTTACATTTAGGACAAAATAAAGGCATTATATGTGCCTTTTTAGCTTTATCTAATTTAGTAATATTTTGTTTAATGCCATCTTTAATAGTCCAAGTACGACCATCTCTTGATTCCCAGATATCTCCTTCTTTATATTGTTTATCAGGAGCTGTATAACCTACTGATTCTCTTGTTTTTTCTCCGTATTTACCTTGAACGAGATTACGAATTCTTTCAACATCTTTCTTTTGAAATTCTTTTTTTAGTTGGGTCATAAACCTAATTTTTTCAGATCATTAATTACTTGATCAGCATTCTGATATAAAATAGCTGTTCCACCTGCTCCATTCCATCTATCAATAGTACTAGCTTTATCATCAATTAAAATATCAAATTTTGTTAGATTTGGTTTAACTGTATGTTTTTGTTTAGCTGATCTATATGTTACTTTTGGTTTGGTTGAATACAATGTACCAACCTTATCTTTAACCCACAAGCCTTTTCCAATAACACTTTGTTTTTTTATTGAAGGTGCAGTTAACATTTCAAATGGGTATTGTTCTACAAAATTAACTAGTTTTTCTGCTCCAGGCATTAATTCAATACCTCTCCAAAATGCTACTTTATGTTTTTCATCTATTAAATCCCAAAACGCATCTAAACCATTTTTATCTACATAAGCTTGAGGCATCATACCTGATAAATCTTCGAATCGTTTATCAAAATCAGCTACTACACCATCCATATCTAAATAAATGTAGTAATTTTCATCTTCAGCTATTTCAAATATTGCTTCAGCTAATCCAAAAGGATCTTTATTAGTCCAACTTCTAAACATTATATTACCTGTTTCGTAAGCTTCTCTTTCTATTTGTTCTAATTCCGAGTCTGCATTTACATTATCAGTTTCTATATTGTTTAATCTATCTTCATGGTTTTGGTGAACATGCACTAATTCATGCGCATACGAACGTAATATATCCTTGGGGTGTCTGCCTAATGTATATAACACTACTTCATTAGTATTTGGGTTATAATACGCTGTTTTACCGAAAAAGTTATCTGCATTTTTAAAATCAGTATGGATAAATTTAACTTTAGGATATGGTTTTAATTGTAAACCATCATTTTCCATACTTTTAGTTAATGACTGAATTAATGGATTAAAATCAAAATTAATAGGATCTAATACCTCATTTAATTTTTGCTTTTTTAAACGCTGTGTTTTTTTCTTAGATGCTTCTTTTTTCTTAGTAATATAATCTAAAGCAGTTTTTAAACGTTTCTTTTTAACTGGGTCTTTAGTTCTACCATATGCTGCTCTAGTTCTTTGATGTATTAAATTAATAATTTGAGATTGTCTAGCATGTGATTTAGCTTTAAATGATTTTTTATTTAAAGTATCTACTATATCTTGTCTAGTACTAAATTTAATACCAACTGTATCTTTTGG